AATACTCCAGGTAATATTTGTCCTGTGAATATGTAAGCACCGACTGCTGCATTGAATCCAATCATTGCGAGCCAGCCATTTACACGTTCAGCGTTTTGGAAATACTCCCGTGTTGTTGGAGGTTCGATTACCTCGATCTGTGGTTCACGGGCATGTACGTTTGAGGTCATTAAGATAAATAAATTAGGTTAATGGCCGAGGACGAAGTTTCGGGTCGGCACGTCTGACGTTATTTCTTAGGGGGTCTCCCTTTCTTGGTACCATAAGTACCTTTTCCTTGTGGCATATTAAAAATTAATGTTAGATCTTGCTAATTTTTGTTCGATGTCCTTTCTATAAGCTGCATCTTTTTCATAGCGAGAGTCACTCATCGCTCTGACAACTTCAGCTTGACTACGGAAGGTATCACCTTGAGTAGATGGTGGCTTGCCTGAAATTAATCTACCATCTGAACCTACAGAATCTCTGTACCTAGACCAAATAGCTTGTACTGCAAAGTAACAGCTAAGGGGATCGCCTCTATCTATCACAGCATCATACATGTTCTGTTCATTCTCAGTTAAATTAGTCTGAGCCCAAGCAAGTATGTTTTGATAACCTTCTTCACCACCTACAATACCTTTTAATCCTTCGACATCTTTTTCAGATAAACCTCTTGGTTCATTCTTAGATGCCTCAGCCCTGTACTGTAGATAAGCTTTAGCTAGTTCACCTGGTCTTGCCTTTGCAAGCTCCCTAAGGGTATCATCAGTGAAACCATCGTTTCTCTCTTCCCATAGTTTATCTAAGACGTTAGCTTCTGTAGAAGGTTCTTCGGAATTTTCATCAGTAGCTGTTTCCTTTTGTTGATCTTCAACTTCTGAAGACCCCTCAGATTTTTCTCCTAATTTTTTTTCCAGTTCTATATAAGCTTTCTCAAGTTCTTGAGCATTCTCATATTTTCCTGCAAGGCGGTTGTCTTCTGCTTCCGCCATTTCCTCACCAACCTTAAGTGAGTCCATCTCCTCTTCAGTGAATTGACCTGAATCAGGGTTGGACTCATCCATGGTTAGTGTTTGTGTTTCTTCTGCCATAGGTGGTTATAATTATTGAACTGCTGATGGTGGTGTAGCTTGGTTAGTAGGTGCTTGGTTACTTGGACCAGCTCCTTCTAACTGTGCTGCTAGTTGTGGGTTTTTAGAAGGGTCTGCCATAGGCGTACCCATGGACTGCACTTGTAACTTCTGTTGCTCCATTTGCATTGCTTGTTGCTGAGCTGCTTGTTGCTTAGCTTCAACCTCTTGCATACTCTTAACAAGGTTGAGTACATCAATACCTTGTGCAGCAGCTAGACGTTTTATAACCTCTTCGGGGTTGATGAATGTCATGAGAGCTTCAGGTCCCATAGTCTGAGCAACTGTAGTCAAGAACTGACCTAAGCTTTCTCTATCTTGGCCTCTGCCTAAAGCATTAACACCTGCAACAATAGTAGGTTTAACAATATCAGGTGGGATCTTAGGAATCTCTCCTGTCTTTTGGAATACAGTAAGTTTACGGCTCAAATAAGGAACCAAAAACTCTACAGTTAAAAGGCTGTACAACCCTCCAAGTTGTTGGTCTAACTCCATCTGAGTCATCCGAACTTCCTCAGCAGTAGTACGTTCACTCTGTCTGACTTGCAGAATAAGGAACGCTTCACTAAGACGACGTTCGAGTTGACCGATCATCTCCATTGCCGTTCGGAAGTCAGCTGTTTTACCAACTTGAACCACACCTATGTCATCAGGTCTCCCTTGAATGATAGCACCGTTGCCTGCCTTAGCCAGCGTCTGTGGTTTGGTTGTGCTAGATGGTGATACAGTAAAGACTACTTTAGCAGCGCTTGCAGAGCCTTCTACGAGGGCCTGAGAGAGCGCTTCAAGTGACTTAAGATCACCGATGAATTCTTCTACCCTGCCACGCCCGTAAGCCTCACCATCTACAGTATTAAACCGTAACGGTAACCAAGGTGTCGAGGCTAGTGGAGCCTTACCTTTAGAAGCAGGTATAACGAAATCATATACTTCTTGATGCCAAACAAATCTATTGTTCTCACGTCGAACATGGGTATAAATATCACATTCTTTTTCAGAAGAAATGAGATTACCCTCAGGGTTGTTAGCATCAAGCATACCTTTAGATCTTAATAGTTCTTCAGGTAATTCTTTTTCTAATAATTTGTGGTTAATTCTTTCTTTAGTGACGATTTCAATCACGTTGCCGTTGCCATCTCGTTCGATAACAAAGCGGTTAAGCGGGAACATCTTTAAACCTTGCTGTCCCATGAATATCAATACATTACCTGCGACAACCAAGTGCTTTAATGCTTGGTGTACGACCACACGGTCACTTGAGGCAGCGATTGAATCTAGGATAGTTCTTTCAATCTTAGCAAAAGATAAGTCTAGTTCTGATCTAACTTCAGGAGGGTACTGCCCACCTAATTTAGAATCATCTAGTTGTAATTTAAAGAAGCTAGTTTGTGGTGGTAGTAATGCAAGCATCAACTTAGATGCTAAGGTCACTACACCTTTAGCTCCTACACTTTGCCAAGGGGTGGGGAGGTTTCTAGCTCCTCCATTGTAACTCTCATCTCTTCTAACAAGATAAGGTAAGGTTAATTCTGTAGCTTGTTCTGCTATGTTTAAAAACTGGGAACGATCGCTGGATAAAACGTCGTATCTACTTTTAGCTGTCATTATTATTAAAGATTAAGAGCACTTATTTGCATTGATCTATTTAATTGTCCAGTACCTTGCCTTGTAGCACCCTCTTTACGTGCTCTAGATTGTCTCATCCGTACACCCATAGCACTATCACCTAGCATACGGTAATTCATTGAGCTAGATAATTTACTAAGTCTTTCATTAAGTTGTGACGCTGAAGCATCTATATTACTTTGTAAACCAGAAGCAGTATGTAAAAGATCTGAACCAAGTTGTGAAATTTCTTGACCTTGGGCACCAATCTGGGATTCAACATCAGAAATCTCTGAACCGATTAAACCTTCTACTCCAGCAATCTCTGTACCTAACTCATTACGTAAATCAGTGGTAGCTTGACTTAAATCTTGTCCTAAGTCACCTCTTACTGCAGCAATCTCATCATCAGTACTAGATTCAAGAGCATCAAATTGATCCTGAACCTTAGTAGAATATGCATCTTGTTCAGCCTTCCAACTATCTTGCCAGCTTTTGTTGTCAGCAACTACATCACTAATTTGGTCACTAAATTGAGAGGTAAGTTTACCTTCTACATCTGTGAGACCTTGAGTAAATGTATCATCTAATCCTGACAACTGATCTTGGTACCCTGATAACTGATCTTTTAAAACACCTACATCACTAGATACCCCTGACCAATCTTCAGTTAGTTGACTGACATCACCTTGGACACCAGTTAAATCAGCTTGTAAACCTGCTATGTCTGCTCCTTGACTAGTGATGTCACCAGTTAAAGTGCTTTTCAGTGCGGCTATCTGTTGCTGTGTAGCTGTGCCTTGCTCTGCCATGTCTTCAGCAGATGCAAAGCCTTGTTTATTTACGTAGTTGTCTAACCAATCACTAGCTTTAAAGTCCTCAAGCTGACCTTCATATGTGCTACTAACATGCTCCTTTATGTCAGCTTCCATCTGAGCCAACGTTGTATCAAGGTCAGGTATATCACCTGCATTGAAGCTACTTAACTGATCTTGTAGATCAGCTATCTCTGAAGCATATTGGGATTCAAAAGCTTCGTGATCCCACGCAGGTTCTGGTGGGGCTTCAGGTTCTGGTTCTGGTTCAGGTTCTAATTGACTTTTCCATTTACCTGTCATGTAAGCTTCAGCATCTAAAATGTCTTGGATACTTCCAAAACCTTTGCCCCACTCACCTTCTCTAGTATTAGTTAAAGCGTCTTTGTATAAAACATCCTTATTATAAGCACCATAATCTATTACCTCATAAGCTTTTGCACCTAGCGATCTGTTCTGCGCTTTAATATTTCCATGCTGCCATGCTTCTGTCCAAGCTCCAGTTGCAGCAGTACTATCTTTCCACTGGTTAGGTAACTGATTAGTCCAAGTTGTTTTCCAATCTCTACTTAGATCCAGTTTTTTACCAGACCAATTTTTAAAAGGGTCTCTTGTTCTTCTATGACCTTGAGCACCAGCAAAACCAGTGGTCACTGGGTCCCATTCCCATGTTATATTCATGCCACCACCTGCGCCAGGGATTGAGGCAGTTGGTTTAAGATTTAAATCGCTGTAATATCCTGTTGCCATATCTAATCCTCGTCTAATCTATCACGCAACCATTCTATGATGGAACGCTGTCCTGCTTTGTACATAATAACATTAAGCTCCTCTTTAGGGTGCGGGTTTGCTGGTGGAAATTTATCCTCTAGTTCCATGAGTATAGACTTGAGGTTAGGGCCGAGCAAAGGCTCAAGCGTATTTGGGTAGGTTGACATTACTGTGCTCAAAGAATGCTGGCATACGAGCTCTCTGTGTCTCAGAAAACTCTGGGGCTTTGCCCTCATACATTAAGCGATCGCTCGCATCCAGCCAAAATTTTTTGTCTAAATATTTATCGGAAGTATTTATACCTAGAGGTTTAACAATCCAGTTAATGGTGGCCTTCCTAAGTTTATCCAAAGAAGGAGAAGGAAGTAAACCCAACTCACGACATACAAGACTATTAGTTCCGACGTGGATCTGTTCGTCGCGCGATATGTCAGCAGATATTGTAC